CATCTCTTCCTGAAGTGCTTTGAATAACATCAGATGCGTTTTGTTGAGCAACTGGTAGTTCTTGAGTATTTTCTTCGTCTGCTTTAGTTGATTGTGGTGGAATAGTAGTAGCAGGAGCTGGAGATATCAACTCAGTCATGACATATCTTAGATATGACATAGAAACTGTACATTTTAAAAGACTTGATGCTTCATAAGACACTGGCATCGAAGAAATTGATATTGGATATGCTCCAATGAATTCATAATTTAAAGTATTTCTCATATTTTTTTCAAATTTTGTTATCATTAAACCTCTCATACATCTATATCCAGTTGCATCGGCTCCAGTTCCTGGATATCTAACTCTATAATGATAATTTGGACCAACTACAGTTTGTGTTTCTCCATCCTGACGATCAGCATCTTCTCCGGCAATATATCTCATCCATTTTTCAAAAATTCTTATTGCAAAATATTTTTCTGCATCAACTAAAAATGTAAAATCAATTCTATCATCGTACATTCTCCTGTGGGCAAGTCTTTCAGTTACACCAGTATAATCATTCTTTACTTCAAAAGTTGCTAATGAAGAACCAGGTAATGATGTTTCCATACAACTTAAATTTAGATCTGCTTGATCTAAAGTACCTACAATATTGGTTACACCTGGTGGTAAAGAACCCAAAGGAATGTCAACTTCATAATGAGAGGTTAGTGCCGGTTTAAGAAATTTAGTTTTTAAATCAGCTATCGTCTTTGAGGATGGCATTTATAAATAGTATTTACCTTATATATTATGTATGGCAGAAAGTATTAAGAGTAAATACAAACCATCATACCCAGACAAATATCAAGGTGATCCATCAAACATTATATGTCGGAGTAGTTGGGAACGTAAGTTTTGTAGATACTGTGACTTAAATGAAAATATTTTACAATGGGGTAGTGAAGAATTTCATATCCCATACATCTCACCAGTTGATAGAAGAATTCATAAGTATTACCCAGACTTTATTATCAAAGTAAAGGAAAGTACGGGGAAAATAAAAACTTATGTGATTGAGGTTAAACCCAAAAGACAGACTCAACCCCCAAAGAAAAAATCAAGAGTAACTAAATCATACATTTATGAGTGTAAAACATATGCTGTCAATCAAGCAAAGTGGAAAGCAGCAACTGAATTTTGTGAAGACAGAAGAATAAATTTCAAAATAATCACAGAAGACGAACTAGGTATCAAATGAACCGAATAGAACCTGATATTCAAGAGTTTAAATCCGAAAAAGATCTTGGAGATAGGATGGATTTGATACTATATGCATTAAATGATACAGCAACACCTATACCTGGGGTGGGAAATATATGCACCTTCAAATATTATGCAAAGACACCAAGAATTACATATGATCAACACCCATTAGTTGCAGTAAGTGATGTATTCCCATGGGGATTTCGTGGAATTAACTTTCATCTCAGAGATTATAGACAATATACTTGGGCAGAACTAGGAAGTCAAGTTTATGTTGTTCAGCAAGAAGAACTTGATGACCTTATGTCACTGAACTATGAGAAAGTTGTGCTAAATAGATAAAAAAGACGTAGATGACTGTCTCTACAAGTAAGCCAAGTCCTGTGGAAATAGGACAGGCTAGAAACAAAGAAACCATTTATACTGCAACAAGAACCACAAAGTTGGCAGACGGAACCTATAGTGTTGAGATGTTGCAATACAGCGATGCAAAAGGAGCAGGTGGAAAAGTAATTGCCACTAGAGACAGTGTAAATGAATGGACTTTTAATGATAATGCTAGCACAAAAGTAAAGCAGAATGAAAGCAGATTAAACAATGCTTCAAAAACTCAAATGGAGTCCATGAGAGGGCAGTTTGTTGAAAAATCACAAGAGGCAGAAGAATATAATAGAGCACAAGGAGAACCAAATAAAGCACCAAATGATAACTCAGAGTCTAATACAAAACCAGCATCATCACAAACAGAAGAATCTGTATCCGGTACAAGGACTAGCTTTCCAAATTTAAGATACCCAATGAACATTGCTAAAACGAAGCAAGATATTATTAAATTTGATATGCATGAATATGTACCATCAAAAGTTGCTAAAATTGGTCAGGCTAATGCATTTGGTTTCTCAAGAGGAGAATTAGGACCATCAATTGGATCAGTTGTTCTTCCAATACCTAGCGGAATTAGTGATCAAAATAAAGCAGATTGGGGATCAAACTCGATGACTGCTTTAGATATTGCTAAGGCAGAGATTGCTAGAAGGGCAATTTTTAATGGTTTATCTGATGGTGCAAAAGCAGTTTCAGATTATATGGAAGCAGTGAAACAAAATAGTGGAGCAACAGCAACTGCTGTTGGAAATTCTCTTGCTGCAGCTGCTGCCGGTGTAGATGGTCAAGCATTATTATCAAGAACAACTGGTCAGGTATTAAATCCTAACATGGAACTCTTATTTAAGGGACCATCATTGAGACCATTCTCTTTTAAATTTCAACTATCACCTAGAGATAAAGAAGAAGCAAATCAAGTAATTAAAATTCTGAGATTTTTTAAACAAGGTAGCGCACCGATTAGATCAAAATCTAATCTATTCTTAAAATCTCCTCATATTTTTAGAATAAAATATGTAAGAATGGGCGAAGAAGGCGAACTTCATAGAGGATTAAATACATTTAAGACTTGTGCATTACAATCAGTTGGGGTGAATTACACTCCAACAGGAAATTATGCAACATATAGTGATGGTGTTATGGTTTCATATGATTTATCAATGTCATTCTCAGAAATCACTCCAATCTTTAATGATGATTATGGTACTGGTGATAACGATCAATTTATTGGATTCTAATGTCAAACTACTTCAGCAAAATTCCAGACTTTGAATATGTTAGCAGACTTCCTGATGCTAGGATATCTGATTACATTCCTGTAAAGAATATCTTTATGAGAGGTAAACTCAGAGAAGATATCTTTCAAGATGCTTCTGTCTTTACCAAGTATAAAATCAAAGGTAATGATAGACCCGATAATGTTGCATATGAACTCTATGGAGATGCTAATTTAGATTGGTTAGTTTTAACATGTAATAATATCATTAATGTATATAATGAATGGCCTATGACTCAATTTGATTTTGAGAATTATCTACTAGAAAAGTATGCGACTTATGATAAGATAAATGCAATTCATCATTATGAAACTACTGAGGTAAAAAATTCTTTAGGAGCAGTAATTACTTCTGCTGGATTACAAGTTGATTCCGATTTCTCAGTGTCATTCTATGATGATCAAACAGAGGGTATGACAACAGTATTTCCAGTGGTTTCAATAACAAATTATGAGTATGAAGAAAATCTTCAAAACGATAGAAGAAATATTTTTGTTTTAAAAAGTAAATTTTTAACTATAGTTAAAGATGACTTGGAAGAAATGATGGAATACAAAAAAGGTTCCACTCAATACAAGAGTGAAACCTTAAAAACTGCTGATAATATTAGACTATTTCAGTAAATTAATATATGCTGCGATAACTAAGAGAGTTAGGCACAACTGATTATATTTCATTGAAAGTATTTGTCCATTCTAAGTTTGATGTAATACATTCCCAACAACCAGACGGAGAAGAGAAATCCTTCTCCGTAACTCATAGTGTTCCATGCATGAACTGCGCTATCCATTATTCTTCAGCAAGTTTCTGGAAGTAGGACAGGGCATCATCTTCATCAGAGTCCGCAGACTTAGTAGGAGTGATGTCTGGTGCATTGAAGTCAGCAGCAGGAGGTTTGCTTGACTCAAAGTTAGGAGAGAAAGATCCACGACCTTCACTCTCACTTTCCAGTTCCTCATCATAACGACGGGGTGCAGACTTCTGACCCAACACCATCTTCAGACGCTTATCCAGGTCCTCATAGGACTTGAATTGATCCGATGCAACAAGTGCTGACAGAGAGTATTGCTTCTGCCACAGTGCTTCTAGTGCATCGTCATCATCCAGAAGTGGTGAGACACGATCAAACTCAGAAGAATCATAGTTCCAGTAACCTGCAACCTTCTTCAGTTTCAGTTTGAAGTTAGCACCCTGCCAGAAGTCAAACGGATTGATTGGAGTCTCATCCTCAAACTCAGGTTGCATTGCTTCCATGACCTTATCAAAGATCTTCTTACCAAACTTATACAGGAAGACACGACCTTCATTCTGAGGGTTAGCCTTGTCCTGCACAACATAGATGTTGGCATAGTAAGAGAGTTTGCGTTTCTGTTTACGAACAGTATCTTTATCTGCTTCGTTACCGCTGTTCCACAGTTCGCGGTTGTACTCTGATACAGGGTCTTTACCACCATTTGTAGTCAGAGAATTCTCAATGTACCATCCACCAGGACCCTGGAAGGCATGGGAGTACATCTTTGCCCAAGGGAGATCTTCACCATTGGGTGCGGGCAAGAAACGGATTACGGCATAACCATTGCCGGTCTTATCCATTTCGGGTTTCCAGAGACGGTCATCTCCACCGCCGGAAGTATTGTTCATCTTCTCTACTTCCTTTACCAGTTTAGAGGTAAGGGAACCAAGAGAGGATTGCTTTTTAAGATTTGC